GGGATGCGGATGTTGACGGTCTGGCCGACTTGGCCGCTGAAGTCCGATTCTGCGTCTCGGTTGACGGTGCCCGGGAGCACGATGTCTCGCAGCAGAAGCCCGAGTGATGCTCGAGCAATGGTTGCTGCGGTGAGGATTGTGTTTGCCACAGTGATGAACCTCCTATGGTCCTGATTTCGGATGGACGCTCGGCACCGTGGCTGTGGTGTCGTGCGGTACTACAGCCCGCCGCGGATTGCCGAGGCGAGCTTGGCCGGGTCTGTTTCCTCCGGTTCGGTGGTCGGGTCTCCCCCACCGCTGAGCGCAGGATTCGGGCGCCGGCTGACGTTCGGTTTCGGGTCGTCCGCTTTGGGTGCGGCGGCCTTGGGGAACGTTTCGAGAAGCTCGTTGGCGTCTGCCTCGAGTTCTTCTCTGGTTGCTCCGACGAGACGCTTGGCTTGCGCTGGGCTGAGGCCGTGATCGGCGGCGACTTCGAGCCGCAAGGCTCGGGTCTCCGCTTCGACGACTCGGCGTTCCGCGGTTGCGGCGCGCTCGGCGAGCTTCTCGGTCTCCGACTTGTCGCGGTCGGTGAGCTCTTGCAGTTTGGCCTTCAGCTCGTTGCTCAGCTTCTCGGCGTCGCGCCGCGCTTTGCGTTCTTCGTCGAGGGCTTTCTTGCCGGCGTCACCCAGATCGGGATCGGTCGGCGGCTTGGGATCTGGCTTCGGTTCGCCCTTGGCGGGATCTGGCTTGGGGTCGTCGGCCATCGCGGCCTCCTTGTGTTGGCCTGGCACCATCGCGGCGCCAGGGGTGAGATTCAGTCGAACTGCGGCTCGGTCGAGCAAGAGCAACGGTCATGGCTGTCGAACTGGTTGTCGTCGGAGAACTCAACGCCTTCCAAGTTCAGACACCAGTCGCAGGCACTGCCGGACACGACACGCACCCAGCCACGCGATCGAGGGTCGGCCCTGACCGTCTCGGTGATCGTTTCCCGACCTGCGTCGATCGTGTGGCGTTGCGCCGCCCCGGCGACACCGGCGAGCGCCAGATCGGTTGCCCGGATCAGTGTCAGGCCTCGGGCCATGTTCGCTTTCATCGACACCGGACCCCGGACGATCATCGAGGTCGCCAGTTGTTCTTCGACGGCCGGCGGGGCGATCACTGCCGGGAACCCTTGGCCGATCTCGATGGTTCGGAAGTGCTGCAGGTAGGCGGCGGCGACTGCCGCGGACTTGGCTCGCTGGGATTGGATGACGGCGATCATCGCTTTCACCCAGCGGGCAGTTGTGGCGTCGAGGTTGGTGACGTCGAGCAGCCGCCACATCACCAACGTCTGTTCGACGGTCTGTGCGCCGAGGCGGGCCTGGAGTAGCCGGTGGGCTTCGGTGAGTCTGCGACCGGCAGGTGTGGTCGGCATCGCCTAGGCAAGCGCCGGAACCGGAACCGGTGCCGGTGCCGAGGTTTGACCGGCGGTGAGCTCGCGCAGCAACGCTGACACGCCACCGTCTTGCTGGACGAGGATCTTGGCCCGTTCGATGTCCTGATCGGTCCAGCCGGGGATCTTTTCCCACAGGATCTCGACCGGAACACCGAGCATCGAGGCCAGCTTGCCGAGCGCGTCGGCGGCCTGGGCGAGCGACCGGATCTCGGTGTCTTTCCAGCGCACCTGGGCCTCGAAGTCGTTGGCGCCCTCGGTGTCACCGGCGACGAATGCGGCGAGGCGCAGCACCTGTTCCCACGATTCGCCGAACGAGTGGCGGCGTTCGTCGATCTTGGCGGTGAGTGATGCCCGGGCAGCTGCCAGTGCTTCGGCGGAGAGGTTGGCGAGCGAACCGAGCAGTTCGTGTGCAGGGGTCTGGGTGACGGCGGCCAATGCGCGGACGTCGGACTCGTGGGCGGAGATGAACCCGTCGAGCGGTGATGCCGGTAGCGATCCGAACTTGGTGAGCGGGTCGGTGGCGACGAGCAGCGAGTCGGCAGAGAGGCGCAACTTGGCCTGCTGTGGCGTTTCGCCGGTGGCGGCGATGGTCTCGTCCATCGACATGCCGGCGACGGTGCGCACCACCCAGGAGGCGAAGCGTTGCACGACGAGGCGATCGAACGTGGTTTGGTCGATGCGGGCGGCGACGGGAATGAACGGCTCGACCTCGCCGTCGGTTCGGCCCTCGAGGTCGAGGAGGTTGGCGAAACGGATCACCGGGCAGACACCGACGCCATGCTCTTCGACCCTGACGAACTCCGGCTTGCCGGTCGTGCCCTTCTGGGTCAGGTGGTAGACGCTGGTGGCGTCGTAGACGCGGATCCGGCGGCTGTCACTCGTGCCGTCGATACGTAGTGCCATCGTCGGCCAGTCATCGTCGGCGGCGTCGGTGTAGAACGCCATCATCTGCCGCGGTGACACGCCACGCACGGCGGGCATTGCGTCGCCGGTGATCGTCTTGCCCGGGAGCACGGTGACGAAGCTGGCGCCGTAGCCGAGCGCGGCACGGTGCACGGCGATCTGTCGAGCGTCGAGCCCGTTGGCTTGCCAGATCGACCAGGCCTGCGAGTTGCCCTCGTCCGATGAGCGCCGGTAACCCTCGACGTACAGGGCTTGAGCGACCGAGGTGACGACGAGCCCGAGCCACGGCGTCTGCGCCTTGGCGATCAGCTGGCGGTATTCATTGGTCGCCGCCCGCGGTTTGTGTGGATCGTCGTGGTTCCAGCGCATCCAGTTGTCGAGCCGGTTGAGACGGGTTCGTTCCGCGGTCCACTTCGGGAGCATCGTCGCGGCGACCATGTCGACGACTTCGGCATCGGTCATCACCATTGCGACCCTCCCTTCACCAGACCACACCCGAACGCTTGGGCACCGCTGTTGCGTGATACGTCGCCCGGTCGAGAGCGATGATCGCCGCCACCGCGGCGTCGATCTTTCTCGGCGACCATCTCCGGTCCTTGCTGATCACATCACCCGACGGGCTCGACTTGACCACCGCGGCGAGCACGTGCCGTGTCAGCACCGGGTTGCCGTCGTGAGTCAGTCGACGATCGCGCACGGCACCGTAGAACCGTTCGGTCGCCGGTGCCATCCGCTTGTTGATGTTCGTCGGGTACTCGAGCACCTTGTCGGCACCGTGCCTCTTGGCCCATCCTTCGATCTCGGTCCGCCACGCGTACGGGTCGCACGCCAACTCGGCGACGTCGAACCTGGCGAACGATGCTTCGACGGCTTCGTCGACCTCGTCTCGTGGCACTCGCCAGTCTCGTGCCAGCGGGCCTTCGGGTTTGTCCCACACCCCGATCGTGAACAGGCTCGGCTTCTCGTCGACGGTGCACCCGATCAGCGCCGTGGAGTCGTCACCCACCGAACCGTCGAAGCCGAGCGTCACACGGGTGCCCGGTTCGATGATCAGCGAGTCGCTGCACGCCTGCCAGTCATCGCCAGCGATCCACATCTCGGAGTCCTCCGACCATTGGCCGAGCCGCAGTCGACGGAACGACGCCGGTCGCATCGTCGTCAACAGCGAACGCATCGCATCGACGTACAGGAAGTCGTTGAGCGCAGGGTTGGCGATCTTCCATGCCCGCTCGTCGTCGATCTCACAGCCGAGAGGTGCGCCGATCTCGGCAACGAAGAACGACGGATCCGGAGCGACCCGGTTCTGTTCGATCAGCCGCCACATCAGCGAATCCCTCGACGCCGCCGGCGTCGAGATGGCGAGAGTCAGTGACCGTTCACGCTTGCCGGCAGCGCTGGTCGCCGCTTCCCAGATCAACTCGGACACGACGTGGAGCTCGTCGACGATCAACAGGCTCGGGTCCCAACCGTGCAGCGCGTCAGGATCGGCAGGCAACGACACGAACGAGCCATCGTTGTGCGGCGTGACGATCCGATCCTTGAAGATGTGACAGCGCGACTCGAGCTCGGGCGAAAGTTCCACCATCCGCCTGGCGATCGACCGGCAGATCGTCGCCTGCCGCTCATCGGAAGCGACGACGATGACTTGCGGCGAATCCTCACCATCGCCGAACAGCGCATACAGACCGAGCGCCGCCGCCAGTGTCGTCTTGCCATTGCCACGAGGGATCGAGATCAGCCCCGACCGTGGACGAGGATCGCCGTACAAGCCGTTGACCAGCTTGCGTTGCCACGGCCGCAACCGGAACGGATGATGCGCCCCGGTGCCCTTCGGAGTGACCACGAACTTGCGCAACCACTTGTCAACCCGGGCCCCGCCAGTGCCCAGCCGGCGAAGGTCCATCGGATCGGCGGTGATCTGTGCCTTCGGACCAGCGCGACGGCCTTCCATGACCGCCACAGCACTCATCGTGAGCGTCCTCCAGAGTGAGAGTCGGAAACTGTCCTATGCCGAACGGTCGCCTTTGGCGGTTCGCGGGGTGACCCCCCACCCCCTGTCGTGAGCAGGCGACCTGCAACAGATTGTGCGGCGGTGTGTTCGATGTGGCAGTCGTGGCACAACGTGCGCAAGTTGCGGTCGCTGT